GAGCCTGGAAACGGTCATGTTAGTCATAGATTAAAAAACCTAGAAAGAAGAGAGTTTCCTGACCTCGCTTCCTTCCACTCAGGGTGTCCTCCGCAAAGGGCCGTTGCTTCAGTGACAGGTCTAGGTACTTAAATGATACCTAGAAGATTGCAGATCTACCTAATTTATCTATAACTTTTTGTCTATAAGCAGGATCTTTTGCATATTTCTCATCATTCATTGCAGCTTCTAGTTGTGCAGTCGATTCAAATTTATCTCTTACTCCTTTAACTGTTTTGCCTCCAATCAACTGAGGCTCACGGTTAGCTCCACCTTCATACCTAGCTTTCAATCCAGCAAGAGCCATCCTTATTTGTTCTATATCTGGAGTCTTAATCATATTGTTGAAAGCATTAATCTCTGCCTCGTTCATGTTCTGACCAGCCCATTGGATCATGTCACCGTAAGCTTTCTCTCCACCAAACTCTTGCTTCAAACTCATAACTTGATTAGCTGCCAGTTCAGAATCTTGAGCTGCTCTGAATTGGACACCTGAAAGATATGAGTCCACCATTTCACGAGTGAATCCAGCACCTTCTAATGCTCCATAATCTTCATTTGTTAACTGACCTGACTCTTGCCATCGGGTGTTCATATCCCCGAAGTCAATACCAGCCTCATCCAACTTAGAACCAATGACTTCTCCATAGATTTCTCTAGGATCAGATGTCGTTTCCTCTTGTTGTTCAGGTTCAGACTCACTAACTTCTTCAGTTGTTTCTCCTTTCCCAAGTTTCTGTTGTAGTTCTTGGTATCCCTTTTCTAATTCTTCAACTGATTTATATTTACCAGCTAAAAGTTCAGGGGTTTCAGGAGTAGAAGTCTCTTCAGATTTCTCTGCCTCTTGCAAGGTAGTTTGATCTTCAAGTGAGAGAGGAGTTGTTGGCTCCTCTTTAATGGTGATTGCTTCGGGCATAGTGTCTGCTAGCGGATTGTGTAATGTTGGTCATCATCTTGAATGACCTGTGGCTGCTTAGGTGCAGCAGCTTTTTTAGTTTTCTTCTCCTCTTTAATTGTAATAGTTTCTACTTCAGGGTCAGGATCTTTAACCTTCTTCTGGGGTGGGGCCGTTTGCTTGACCTGCTTCGGTGGCTCCACCTGGGAGGGCGTTGGGAGTTGCTCCTGGGGAGTTGGGGTCGACTCCTTCTGGGAATTGAGGGCCATAAGTTGCTCCTGATTCTGTGTAGTTTTTAGCAATTTGAGCAGCGGCTGGAGACTTAGCAAGTTCTAACATCTGCTGTTGTTGCATCTGTTGTTCTTGTTGAGCTTGAGCAGCTGCCGCCTCTTGCTGTAATTGATCTGGTGTTTTAACCAGATTAGTTGTATCAATAGAAGCACTAGCTGCTAGTCGGCGTAACGCTTCTTCCATGTTTATATATTTCAGCATAACTTCTTCACCTAAAGATTGCTGTGCAATTCCTATAAACTCTGTCAACTTATTCATGTCATCACCACGACCTATAGCTTCTAATCCAGTAACAGGTTTAGGGTTAATCAATGGTTCACCACTCTCCTGTGCGACAGGGAAAGGTGGCAACTTACCTTGACGCATCAATATATACATCAATCTTCTAACTAAAGGCAGTTGAAGTTCTTGAGTCAAGATGGAATACAAGCCACCGATAGAGGCTTCTAATTCCTGAGCCATATAACGAATCTCTTCTGCTGTTACTCTTTCTCCTGGTCGTTGTACTGCTGTGTTGAGAAGGAAAGCAAACTGTAATCGACCTTCAATTCTGTCAGCCAAGTTACTTGCTATCTGTAGGTCTTGACCTTTATTACTTTGAACGACTGTTACATCAGCAGCATTACCTTGAACGATTGCACCGTTAGCAGCTGACGATAAAGTTCTTGGTCTAGTAGTACCGTTAGGATTAACTAAGAAAAGAATCTTTGCAGCGGCTGCACTTCCTTCAAGAATAGATTGATAGAGAGATTCGAGCGCAGTTAAATCACCATAGAACTGTTCGACATGTGAACGTCCGTATTCTTCTGTGTCAATTCGCTCAAAGCGTAATGGAATCCAAGGACTACAACCTTCGGGACACATACCAAATGTTCCAGGTATCTCTTCACCTTTAGCTTCTTGATACCAGTAAGCTTGCCCCTCTCTAAATTTGACACAGGTGTAGATCTTTACTGTCTTCTTGATCGGACTACTATTATCTTTTGGCTTGTCTTGATCTTCATCAGGCAAGAAATCTTTAGGTAAAGCTTCGGGATAAACTTCCTCTTCTGTAATTATTTCAGTGACATTACCCATTGGGTCACGCACACAAACATATCTATCTAGGTGTATGACTCTGATTCCAGTCTGTCCTACATAAAGAAGAACATTACCTGCTACTAATAATTGTTTGAAAGCCTCGTGCATTGAGGCACGGGCTGACATTGTTTCGAGCATTTGCATAACAGCAAGCTCGACTTTTACTAAGCCTGTATCTAATTCTGTTTTAATTTCTGGCCCGAACTCTTCAGCTCTTAAGGCAAGGCTATCTATCTCAAGCTTGAAGAAGGGAGAGTTAGGAGGGAAAAGACTAAGACCTAATTTATTTGCAAGGTTGGTTAGCCCCCTGGCCCCGATTGATTGATAAGGAGTTTTTAATTTTCCATGATCTCCCATGTGGGAATCAGGGACAAGAGAAGGGATGGTAACTTTTGCACAATCCCTAGCTCTTTGAAGGAAGGGGTCACGAGTAGTAACTAACTGTTGATAACGAGATGCAACAGTCCCTTCTTTCTTGTCGTCATAACTCCCGCCTTGACGATCTACATCACCTGTAAGTGTAAGCTCCATTTGTTACGGAATGTTAAGGCCACCACTACCACCACCAGAGGGTGTACCTACACCGCCTGAAGTTGTTCTTCCACCTGCCTTGTCTGATCTAAATTTCTTTCTTCCATATCCTGCTTTTCCACCACTAGGATCTATCTCTAGTGTTGGAGCTGCAACATCTGCTGTTTCGCTAGGTGGAGGTGGAGCATCAGCCATGTTCATGCGTCTTTGCTCTTCATATCTTGCCCTGTTCTCAGCACGTTGTACCTCGAACTGACGCTTCTGTTCCTCCATCTGTTCTTTTTGCAACTCAAGTTGCTTAGAATTATCTGGTGGTGGTGGTGGACTTCCTCCTCCGCACATAATTAATTCCCTATGTTGTTTTGGTCATTGTAAACGGAATGAAGCATCCTTACCACTGACCTTGCACCTACATAATGCCAGATTTCACGATCTTGCATATCAGTTGAAGGACATTGTTCAGGATAAATCTCTTCTAACTTGCGTAAAAGAGCATCATCTATAGGAGGCCATAGCTCATCATCATTCATAATGTTGGCTCCCAAAGTTTTACATTACCTGTAGTGTGATCGTACTCCCCATCACGCAAGATGCGTGTTAAACGTGCAGTTAAGATGGCATCCGAATAAGTTTTTTTCTTTTTCTTATATGCTTCCGTAACCTTAGTCCACATATCTTCTAAGGATTGAGCATCACCTAATAATTTTTCTGCTGTCACTGGGCCAACACCTATCAAACCTTCTATGTTATCGGTCTTATCTCCAGATAATGTTTGTAACATCCAGTGTCGATCAGCTTTCTTTCGAGTAACAAGTTCGAGATCATCACCTGCTAATAAAGTACAAGGAACTCCACGCATATCTTTGTCAGGTGAAACAATAATAGGCTCTTGATATTTTCCACCTGTTGCTAGTAACCCCATAACATCATCACCTTCTAAGCCATCAAAACTAATGGCATGAAATTCTTTAGCAACTCGTTCTCGTATAGCACTAAGGCCAAGAGGTTTACGTTTACCTGATCTATTAGCTTTGTAATCCTGGTAGATCCCATGCCTAAAGGTTGGGTAGTCAGAGAAGCACATGATGATAGGGCCACGAGCATCACCAATCAATTGATATTGAGCAACACGATCTTCAATCAGTTGCATTACATCACGTTCATCTAAGTGAAGAGTATGGAGATTCTCATCCCATCTGGTATCTGATTCACATGCACAGCATGAGGAATAAATCAGCCAGTCAGCATCAATTAGTAGTGTCATTAGAAATAAGAAGACATTGGAATTGTTAATCGACCTGAGTTCTGGTCGTAAAGAAGTTTGTCAACAGGGCCAGTAGTACCAGCGAACCTGTTTTTCAAACAACGCAGTTGTAATTCACTACGTTCTGCTACATCACCTTGCTGATTGCGCTCGGCGGCTATACAAATATCTGATAACTGCGCTATTGAATGTGAGGATCTTAAATGGCTAAGAGAGACTTGAGTTCCCTCTTCATGGCCTCTACCTTCAGGTCTTTTAAGGTGGCTAACAAGGAAAAGACCCACGCCCGTAGACTCAACCGTTTGTCTAAGCTTGGTACATGTGACATCCAAAGCACGGCGTTCATCACAGTCAGTGAGACCACTTACAACAATCGTAAGGTGGTCAACAAAGACAACATCTACACCCTCTACGTTCGCAAGGTATTGGATCTGTTCGACAAGGCGATCAGGATCCATAGATCCAAAGTGATCGTAAAGAAATAATCTGCCAGTCGATAGCAATTTATCGAAAGCATCTCTAGTTGTTTCTTCATCAGCTAGAGAAGGATCAATGTGAATTGGTAGAGATAATTCAACACCAAGTATTCCTTGAAGTGTGCGTTGAATTGTTTCTTCGAGTGCTATGTACCCGACCTTCAATCCATTAACAAGGAAGTGATGAGCTAACTCTCTACAAATAGAACTCTTACCCGTACCTGAGCCAGCGCAGATCGTAATCATTTCAGATTTACGAAAGCCTTTGACGCATCTATTTAATTCAGGCCAAGGGTAATTACATATAGATGTAGCTCCAGGTTTTCTTAGTTCATCCCAGAGATCAGCCGCATTAACGACTCCATCTGGTCTAACGGGAGTTGCTTTCCAGAGCAGATCTCGTAACAGTTCTTCCTCCCCTGCGAGGAGCATCTCATTAGCGTCCTTGCGTGGCAGTCTTGCGATAGCTGCCTTGCCAGCAGGTAATACTTCGATAGCTTTCTCGGCGGCCTGTGTCCCAGGGTCATCGCTATCAAAGCAAAGAACAATCCGAGCGAAGTTGGATAGCCATTTTAAGTTTGCAGCTATGTACTTGCTAGCAGATTGCGCTCCATTTGGCAGAGACACGACAGGAAATTTGTTGCCTTGTGCTTGACTGACTGACATGCAATCAATCTCACCTTCAGTAATAACAACAAACATATTTTGTGTACCATGTTGTCTCCAAAGATGTTGACCCCATAGCTGCATGTCTGAGCAATCACCTACCCAACTAAATCTTTTGTCTTTAGTTCTTATGTGTTGAGCGCATGGTTTACCTAGCTGATCTCTAAATGTAGAGACTTGAACAGGTTGTCCATGTCTTTCAGTCGTCCCATATCCATATAGATCTGTAGTTTCTTTGGTGATTCCACGCTTGTTTAAAGCTTTGGAAATAATTCGACACTGATCTATAAGGTCAGGTTTTTTCATAGGCAATACAGTCATTGGTCTAGATTTTTTTTCTTTGGTGGGTTGATACTGATAGCCACAGCCATAGCAATGTGCATGTCCGTCATCGAACCAAGCAAGATTATCTTTGCTATCACATTCAGGACATGGGCCGTGCTTTAGATACTTGCTTTTGCTTTTCATTTCTATCCCAGTGGTGGATTAATAAACGTAGTTCTTCTATGCGTTTGACTGCCTGATCTCTACGCTCCTGATAATTCATGCCAGCTCCCAGTTAATTACATAAATACCTTTGTCTCTTCCATGTACTTCATAAGCTTTATCGACTGCTTTAGTGGCAGTAGAGGCAGTGATGTAGGCATAGCTACTAGCTCCTCCCTTCTTCTCTACAAGTCTTAGCTTGTATCTGTACTTGTTTTGAGGTGATTGATAAATCATCTAGGAGTTCTCCAGGTGTCGAGTTGGTCAATCATCCAGTCGTATTTAGAAACAGAAGCATGACATGAGTGACAAGTAACTGTCCTCCATCTCAAGTGATAAATCCTTTGGACATTCTCACAGTGAGGACACTTAATATTTTTGCCATCACTACCAGCTCTATCTTTCTTTTGAATGAGCTTGTAGTCCTCAGTCACCAACTGTTTCTTCCCGTTGATAAGGATGTGTTTAGTAGAAGTAATCATGGGTTATACCAATCATTAGGAATAGTGCCGTTGCTCCAGATGAATCCATTTCTTGTAGCCCATTGACCATAAGTAAGAGATTTCTTAGCACGACTGATCTTTTCTTTGGCGTTCTGAAAGCACAGTCTTATATCCAAGTCAGGATGTTGTGCTTTAACGCATAGCATTTTGCGTCTGTCGTTAGGAGAAAAGAATCCCTTAGTCTCTACGATCACACCATTAGGCAATATAAAATCTGGTTTATATTTTCCTTCCCATGTGTAGTCAAGGCAAAGAGATTCATAACTGAACTGAACGCTGCGCTGCTTAAGGCTGGCAGCAATACCAGCCTCAAACTTACTCCGATATTTAGAAATCGGATGAGTCGTCCTCTTCTGTGATAGAGGTCGTTGCTTCTGACGAGCTTTGGAAGTTACCTTCCGTTGCTTCAAAGCCATAACTTGTAGAAGATTTTGTGTATTCCTTTAGGTCAATAATTTGTGCAGCTAAAGGTTGAACTTTGATACCAACTCCTGTTGATGGATGGTTATAAGGGACAGCTTCAAATGAGATGCGACCAATAGAACCAGGGCCAATCTTATCTACTCTCTTCTTCATGTCATCAGACAATGGTTTGCCTTGTGCATCGAAGAGTGCAGGTGGAGTGTTCTCCCATACTGAACCATCTTTTCTTTGACCAGATACTTTGCGTTTCATCTTGATATAGAAGACAGCTTCACCTTCTATGTCATCGAAACCGAAGGAAGGTGGTGCTGACTTCCAATTCTTTTTGTTTGGATCAGCTTCCTTACATTGTTTCTGGAAACGAGATAGCAATCCTTCAAGTTGTTGCTCCATTTCACTAGCTTGATCGGCTGGAATAAGAGCTGTTACTTTCCAGACTGCCTGTTCATACTTGGTGTCAGGTGTGACAAGCCA